CGGCGTTACCCAATGCGCCTAGTCTATACAGGTTGTTGAAGTGGCTTCATGACAGTAAGCATCCTTTTCACACCATCTATCGTGAGGCCAAGCAGTTACTGATTGCGCTGTACGAAGAACGGATCATGGTTAATGCCGTCACGCCGCTGCTTGGAGAAGTACGAACTGAGAAAGTAGGCGGTAAGGATGGCGACACCACTGAAGTCAGGGTAGCTGACAATGTAGAGCGCGCACGCCTAATTGATGGAGCGTACAAATTCGCCCTTGGGTATCTGGCCCCGCGCAAGCACGGGCGTACTCCTGATAATGGAGCGTCTGGGCCTAATGAGCAGCTACAGGGATTGTTCGACTCACTGAAAGCAGGGCCACAGGAATGAAGCTAACAGGACCAGAGGCTTGGGCGGCGTACCAGCGCTTAGTAGGTGGCGTGGATACAGCGACCGAACAGGAAATAGCCGAGTTTGAGTTTGATGATGAACCTGTATTGGTTCATACGCGCGTAGTGGATTGGGCTAAGGTGCTGGTGCACGCGGCAATGGCACCCTCCATCAGTGCGGCTAGCCGATTGATTCAGCAGGGCGCTGTGTCAATAGATGAAGCACGCTGCACGACACGACGCACTTTAGAGCCCATTGACGTTCCCATGAAGTACGTGGTTCGCTGTGGCAAAGTAATGAAGCGTGTGAGCATTACTGTATGAGTGCTGTTACGACGAATCCGCCTGAGACGCGGATAGTCAAACCGTTCGGGGTCAAGGCGCATCGGTTTATCATGCGTGACCCTAGGCTAGATAAGAAGTACACCATCCTAGAGGGCAGCGTTCGCTCCAGCAAGACCTTCACCATAGACGTTAAGACCATCGTGCAGTACAGTCGGTACGAAGTACCTGGCAAGCGATTTATTGCAGGTGTCAGTAAAGACGCCGTGATGCGCAATATGCTGCTGGATTTGTTTGCCATTGCAGGGCGCGAGAACTACAGTTACAACATGCAGACGGGTGAACTATTCCTGTTTGGTAAGCAGTACTTTGTTGTAGGCGCTCGTGATGAAGCCGCTTACAAGAAGATTTTAGGCAGCACTATTGGCTTATTCCTTGGTGACGAGATTGTTGAGTTTCCAAAGAGCTTCCTGGCGCAGGTGTGGATGCGTATGTCGCCGGACGGTGCTCGGTTCGTAGGCAGCACCAACCCCGGCAACCCTTACGCCTACCTAAAGGCTGAGGTTATAGACAGCCCAGACTTCGCCACCAAGTTAGAGACCATCCACTTTACACTGGACGATAACCCCAACATCAGCCCTGAATCAAAGGCGGACATCATAGCGTCGCAGTCCGGCGTTTTCCGTTTGCGTTACATAGATGGCCTGTGGGTCACCGCTGAGGGCGCGATATACAGAGATTCATGGGATGATGTTGCAAATACGTTTGACGGTGTACTGCATCGCGGTGGTAAAGACATCATCGTCGACCATGAGCCTATAACGTTGCGTAACGCCGGTGGTCACATCGACCATTGGTACGCTGTTGATCCTGGCGTTGACCACGTACAGGCGCATGGTGAGTTCTACGATGACGGCGACACCGTGTGGATGACGCGTGAACAGTGCTGGGATAGTCGGGCTGAACGCAGGCAGAAAACGGATGGTGAGTACGCCGATGATCTGGAAGCGTTCGGAGCCATGGGGTGCGAGGTTAGACTACCGCCTGAGGCCGCATCATTGCGTGCTGAGCTGGTGCTGCGTGGTTTCTGGGTTGTAGGAGCGGACAACTCCGTTACAGAGGGCATACATACCATCAGCACACTGCTGAGTCGGCGTAAGCTACGCATCAGTCGCACTGGCTGCCCGCGTACGTGCAAGCGCCTACCACAATATGCATGGGATCCTAAAGCCGCTCTACGTGGCATTGAAGAGCCGCTGAAAAAAGAAGATGATGAATGTGATATGGTGCGTTACGCCATTCACGGCAAGATTCCACAGTGGAGAGTAAGCGGTGGCTAGTAACCGTATCCTGCAAGGAGGATATTGTCGGTGAATAAACGAGGATTTTTCAATAGTGTGCTTGCATTGGTGGGGCTTGAGCTTACTTCTAGATGCGCGCATAAATGGGTGACCGCGCCTATCATGCTGATGCGTAAGGGCATGCCACCTGAATATGGTCTATCCGTGTGCGTGTGTTTGCAGTGCGGCGAGCTGCGTGCTGAAGTAAATAAGCTGCGCAGTGTTACCCTGCAGAATGCGTATGATCTGGCCTGTGACAAAATGAGGGCGGCGTACAGGTAGATGAGGCTTTGTTACGCCATGGTCTGCATTCACCGTATTAAGGGGCGTAAGCGGTGGCTAGTAACCATATCCTGCAAGGAGGGTATTGACAATGAATAGACGAGGATTCTTCAGTAGTGCGCTTGCGTTGGTGGGGCTTACCACCTTAACCGGCGCTCTAAGTGCTGAGCAGGACGGAGATGTGGCTCAGCCCGTACCAACAACCTGTACGCACACTTGGGTAGGTACGCCCTATGTGCTGGTGTATGGTGAGCAGGTAGTGCGGCGTGGCCCAGCTATATGGCTATGCAGTCGCTGTGGCGGCCTGCGCGTTGATGTCGGCGAACATCGTAATGTGACAGTACAGCATTTCTACGATGTAGCACGCGAAGCTGAGCAGTCACGGCGTAGGCCGGTAGATGAGGCTTTGTCACGTCCCTAGGAGGCCGTTATGTGCTGGCCATTCAACGGTAACCGAGCTGTACTTCACCAAATCTTGAAGGAGATTAAAAGCATGAGTGCAGGGCTTGATGAGCTCATCCAGGCTGTGAATGACCTTACCGTCGCCGTCACAACCGAAACAGTCAACGTTGACGCCGCCGTTACGGCCATTGCAGCCGCCGTTGCGCAGTTGGCAAACAGCGAAGATCCGCAAGTGCAGAACCTGGCGGCTCAGATTGAAGCGCAGGTAGCGGCCATTAACGCGGCCAACACTAACCTCAGCGCCGCTACGGGCACAATTCCCTCCGTGCCTGCGGCGTAGGCGTTCATTCTATGATGTCACCGCGAATCACCACGCCATTGAAGCTGGCGCATACTGCCGGTTCATTGACGGAGGTGGTTAGAAAGCGCACGCGCAGTAATGCGCACGGCACTGTGCGTCCGGAAGGCTGGCGGTCCGCTGCATGCTGTAAAGGTACGCACACTAACTGCTTCGCGTTGCGATGTGCCTGTGGGTGCCATGAAACCGCGCCGCGAGGTAGGGCATGAATACTTTGAAGCATACTAAAGCGCGCAAAGCTAAAGACGGAGTGGCCAGTAAGCTGTCCGTCGCGGCGTTGCTTGCCGCCTTGCTGACGTGGGCCAGTGGACAGGCCGATGTAGAGCGCAACCAAGCCAGCGGGTACAATCTCACAAAGTACAGGCCCAAACCCAAGGCGTTTGACACCAGGAAGCGAGATGTGAAGTGAACAACACCACCACAGTAGGAGCTGAGTGGCAAGACCGCGCTGCGACGGATGAAGAGGTCAGCCTGGCCCATAAGCAAGCTGCCGACGCTTTGCTACCCGGCGTACCGAAGCCCATCATGATTACGATAAGCAACCTGGATGTGAAGATGCTGGCTGCTTCCAGGACATCGCCTGAGGGTTACATGCAGTGCATTCTGGCTGCGTTGAAGGACGCCGGTGCACCAGTTGAGGGTGTGCTGAAGTTGAAATTGGCGCACGGAGCCGTAGCGCGTGTGAAGCCCAATCCTATGGTAGACGAGGGTGGGTTCAAATACGTGTGGTTGGCCCCAGAATACGTGGCGGCCATTGCGAAGGGCGGGGTGTAGGGATGGATTTAGATGTAAAGGCTACTGAGAAAATGGCGCTTGAGCATTTACGTACTAAGGGTGCTGAGGGCATGACAAAGTCTGGGCTTTGGAACTGGCTTATTCGCAGCAGGGGTCAGTATGAATTCTTGGCTAACCAGGCTATAGAAAATTTAGTAGCTAGTGGTAAGATTCGTAAGATTAGCGTTAGTGGTAAGCCACTACGACTAGTTAAGGCGGGAGATTCTAGTGCGGAGGATAACTACGAGCGCTACAATCCTAAAGTAGGCGAACGCTGTTGGTACGATGGAAAGTCTTGCGTTGTAGTTAAGGTGGATAGAGGCGGTCGGCGTTATGTAAAATTAACAGACGGCAGCGTGGTTAATGCAAAATTATGGATGCT